CGTGGGCGGAGAAGTCCACGCGGGTCAACGTCATGCCGTCTTCCAGCAGCGGGGTGCCGCCCACGTTGGGCCCACTGCCGGTGAACTGTGCGTCCCAATCTTCCTTGAACTGTTTGCGGGCCTCAGGCGGCCAGTCCGGGGCGTCGGGGGGCCGGGACAGGACCGCACCAACCTTGCCTCCCCGACGCCAGACCATCTCCCGGTAGCGGGCCGCCTGCACCTGCTCTGCCAGAATCTCCCGCAGCGCCACCACGGGGGAACTGCCCAGCGTCAACGCCTCCGGGGTCCAGCCGTGGAAGGCCAGCACCTGCTCCGCAGGAATGTCCACCTGTGTGCCGGTCTGGTCGATGCGGGTCCGGTAGCCCTTGGGGGCGAGTGCGTCGCCGCCGTACGGCTCCACCCATGGCACGGGCAGCCGGGTCAGCCACTGCTCCGGGTCTTCTGACAGCAGCCAGTACCCCCGGTCGTACAGCGCCAGGTCGGCCACGAGGCCGTAGACGAGTTCGTAGGCGGTGGTGGCCAGGTTGGGGTGCGCGAGCACGTCCGCGATGCCGTCGCGCAGCCGCTGCCGGTCGTCCTCGCTGACACGCTGGAAGGAGTGCAGCCCTAGCTGGGCAACGTTGCGTGCGAGGAACGTGACGACGGTGCGCAGGTACGGCTGGGTGCGCCACATCTGCCCGGGGCTCATGCCGAGGATGCGGTCGTACTCGTCGCTGGACAGTTGCCACGCGGACCAGCCCCACTCCCCGCCGTTGCCGTAGGACAGGGCGGTGGTGGGGAGCACCGGGTACGGGCCCATGGGGGTCTTGCGGAACCGGTCGAACAGGCCCATCAGAAGACCTCCAATCGTCGCTCGGCGTAGGCGCTACGGCGTGGCACCTGTTGCAGGCACCACAGGGCCCCGGTGACTGCGATGAGGGGGGCCACGTCGGTGGGGGAGCGGCGGCGGTCCCACAGCCACGCGTCACCCACGGGCCGGGTGCTGGCGGTGGCGGCGGCCAGGTTCAGCAGCGGCTGGTCCCGGTGCCGCAGTTGTTTCGCCCCGGTGCCTTCCCCCACAGCAGCCCGCACGCGGTCGTACAGGTCGCCTGTGGCGGCTCCGAGGCCGGGGCCGCCCCATTCCACCACCCGCAGCTTGGCGGCCCGCAGGTCGGCCAGCAGCGAACTGGCGGGGGCACCCCGGGCCTGCACCGCCACCGGGGCCTTCGCTATCTCGGCGGCACGGCCCGGGTCGGTGAACCACGGCACCAGCCATTCGGTGCCTGCACGGCGGGCGATCACTTCCACGTGCGCCAGGCCGTCAGGCCGGGTACTGGCCAAGGCGACGTAGGAGTAGGCGCGGTCCCATGAGGTGTCCACGCACAACGCCACCGGGGCCTCAGGGGCCCGCCTGCTGTCCGGGTCGGCGCAGGCCTCCCACGAACCGGCAGGGAAGGGGCCCTCCAACGTGCCCTCGGACCACTGGCACAGCACCTCGGTGCGGAACACCCATTCGGGGTCGGTGCGCACCGCGCTGGCGATGCTGCGTTCGTTGATGGTGTGGCCCAGGGCGGGGTTGGCCTGCGCCCAGCCGTCCCGGTCCCGCAGCGCGGACCCGGGTGGGGCGGACCACTCGAAGATGGCCAGCGTGTCGTCGTCGTCCAGCGCCAGGTCGTCGTCGTCCGGTGCCAGGTCGTCGTCCTCGGCGTTGATCCGGTCGGGGTCGCCCACGGTGGCGTGGGCCAGTTTGCGCAGGTAGCGCAGCACCACGCTGGTGGCGTCCCCGGCGTTGGAGAGCACGAACACGAGGGCTTGCTCCCGCGCCATGGTGGTCTTGCTGATGGCCCCCCACGCGTCCCATGACTGGTGTTCGCGCAACTCGTCCAGCAGCACCAGGTCACCGGACAGGCCACGGCCTGCGCGGCGGTTGGCGGCCTTGACTTTGTAACGCTCACCGGTGCGCAGCACCAGCGACTTCTTGCCGTTGACCCGCACGACGTGGCGTTTCAGCGCGTCCAGTTCGGGCGTGTCCTCCACCAGGTCCACGGCCCCCTGCCAGATTTCCTCGGCCACGTCCAAGTCCTGCGCGGTGCCGATGACCAGTGGGCGGGCGTAGACGTACATGAACCACAGCGCCAGCACCTGCGAGAGGGTGGACTTGCCGTTCTGCCGGGCCATCAGCAGGATCACGGTGCGGAAGCGCAGCCCGCCGTCCTCGCGCAGTTCCAGCATGTGCACCAGCAGCCACCGCTGCCACGGCAGCAGGTCAAGGTGCAGCACCAGGGTGGCGAACTGCACCACCGCGTACCCCAGCGTGGTGTCCGGGGTGAGGGTTCGCAGCGGCGGGGTGAAGATGCGCGGTTGCTCGCTGCCGAGGAGCGCCACCGGTCAGCCAGCGTTCCGGCCCTTGGTGTGGACGGCCCGCAGCTGGGCCAGCGGGCTGTCGGTGTCCGGTGCCGGTGCGGCTGCCGCCGCCTTCGCGGCGGCACGGGAGGCGGGGGTGGCCAGCATCTCGCGCAGCACGTTCACCATGTGCGGCACTAGGTATAGCGCCTTGGTGACCTCCTGCCCTTCACCAGTTGCCACCGCCGCGTCCACACGGTCTGCGATCTTCTGGCCTGCGGCGATGAGCGCCGCGTCCATGTTCTCCACGTGCTCGCTGCTGGACGCGCTGGCATCGAACGCCTCCCGTAGGGCGTGGTCGTTGCGGGTGGGGGCGGCGATCACCTTGTCTCTGCGCTCGCTGATGCGCAGCACCCGGTCCACCGCGTTCAGGTCGCCTTTGACGGCTTCGGGCCACACCGCCAGGTGCAGCCGGTCCAGCCGGTCGGCTTCCAGCGCCATGGCGTGCTCGGGGTTGTAGGTGCCGATGGCCTTGTTGAGCAGCGCCTTCGCCTCGTCCGGGGTAACGCCGAGGCGTTCGGCGGCCTGATCCAAGGTGGCACCGGCACGGCGCAGGTTGAGCACCTGCGCGGCCAGGTCGTCGGCGGTGTTCACTGTGCGCCTCCTGTCGTTGCGGGTTGGGTCATGCCCCACCTGCGCAGGCGGGCAAGGTTCTTGACGGGGCCGAAGGACAGGTAGGTGCCGTCCACGGTGTGGCAGCCCAGCGCCTTGGCGTAGGTGTAGCGCCGCAGGCTGTTCACGCGTCCCATGTGCACGCGCTTGCCTCGGTCCAAGGCCTCGCGCACCAGGTGGGCCGCAGCTGGGCCCAACTTGAACTCGGTGGTGCCGCCCACGAACAGCACGTCGAGGGCCGCCCACGGCACCTCCACGTGCTGCTGGCCGTCCTGCGCCACGAAGGCCACCGGGTAGCCCAGATGCCGGATCACCGGCACCCATGGCAGGGAGCGGGCAATGGTGGCCTCGGCGTCGCCCACCACGTCCGGGGCGACGGCAAACAGGCACCGGTCGGCTTCGCGGGCGGCGTAGCGCCGCAGCCAGTCGATCCACCGGGCGTCGCCCGGGTAGTCCTTGCCGAAGCACCCGTTGTCCGCCGCCCAGGCCGCCCCCGGCACCGGGTGGGTGCCTTCGCGGGGGTTGCACATCTGCCCCAACTCCCCGGTGGCCATGGCCACCTGAATGGCAGGTGAGGAGGCGTTAGCGAGGTACAGCACCGAACGCCCCTTGCCGGTCGTGGCAGGCGTCGCAGTCCCCGCACGGCTCGGGCCCGTTGTGGTAGCAGGAGCGGGTCAGGTGCATGGGTGCGCCCAGGCGCTCACCCATGGCGGCCACCTGCTGCTTCGTCATGTCCACCAGCGGGGCCAGCAACTGCACCCCGTTGGCCGCCGCCATGGGCCGCAGCAGGTCCATGTACTCGGGGCGGCAGTCGTAGAAGTCCCGGGCGTCGTCGGCGTTGCACCCCAAGGCGACCGCCTGCGCACCGTGGGCGGCGGCGTAGCCGACCGCCACGGACAGCAGAATGGTGTTCCGGTTGGGCACCACCTTGCTGTCGCCGCCACCCGTCAGGGCGCTGGGGAGCACGGCGGCCAACGCGGGCAGCGACAGCAGCCGGTACGGCAGGCCCAGCCAGGTGGCGACCCGGGCGGCGTGGCCCAACTCCCGCGCATGGGTCTGCCCGTAGTGCACGCCCAACGCGTCCACCGTGTGCCCTTCGTGCAGCAGGTGCGTGGCCAGCACGGTGGAGTCGAGGCCACCGGAGAGCAGCAGCACGACGCGCATCAACGGGCCTTGGCCAAGAACTCGGTTCGCTGCGGGTCCTCGGCCATGCACCCCCGCAGCTCGGTGGTCTCCATGTGGGCCTCAGGTGCCTTCACCCCGCGCAGCGCCATGCACGAGTGGTCACCCCGCACCAGCACGGCCACACCTGCCGGGTCAAGGTGGCTGCTGATGGCGTCCGCGATCTGCTTGGTGAACCGTTCCTGCACCTGCGGGCGGGCTGCGTAGTGGGCCACGGTGCGCGGCAACTTGGACAGGCCGACGACGCGGGCGTTGGCGGGCACGTAGGCCACCCACACGTGGCCGGAGAACGGGAGCAGGTGGTGCTCACACAGGGACACGAAGGCGATGGGCCCCACCAGCACCGGGGTGTCCGGGTGCTCAATGTCGGCGAACACGACCGCCAGGTCGTGGCCCGGGTCGCCGGGCCGGGACGCCATCTCCAAGTAGGCGCGCACCACCCGGGCGGGGGTGCCCACCAGGCCGGGCCGCATCGGGTTGTCGCCCATCAGCCGCAGCAGGGCCCGGATGCCTGCCATGGCGGCGGCCACGTCCTCGTCGGTGCCGGTGGGCAGGGTGGTGACGGCGGGGCGCACCTCCGGCCACAGCGGGGGGCTCCACGTTGTCTTGGTCATCTGCCACGCTCCTGTCCCCACAGCAACGAGTGCAGTCGCGTGGTGGTGTTCCAGCCTCGGTCCTCTATCGGCCCTGCCAGTCGGCGGTGGCGGGCCAGCAGCTGGGGGGCGACGGTGCCCTCGGGCATCACCCACACGTGGCGGCGGTCGATGCCCACCCGGTCCACCACCTGCGCCACCAGGTCAAGGTCAGCAGGCACCCGGGCCACGAACTTGAAGGCCGCCAAGCCCTCGTTGGCCAGCGTGTTCCACTGCTCCAACACCGGCCACTTCAGCCGCTTCTTGGCGGGGTCCCCGGTGGTCACCTTGGGGCTGACGCTGGTGTGGGCCACCAGGTCCCGCCAGTAGCTGGGTGGGGCGATGGTGCCGTTGGTTTCCACATGCCACTGCCACAGGGGCGACAGCAGGCCCGCCAGCCGCTGGTGGTGCAGCAGCGGCTCCCCACCGGACAGGCACACCGTGTCCACGTCTTGGCGCACCAGGGCGGCATGCACCTCATCCAACGGGGTGTCCGGTGCCTCCTTCGCCACGTCGTAGCGGCTGGCGTCCCACGTGTACGGGGTGTCGCACCATGAGCAGGACAGGTTGCACCGGCCCAGCCGTACGAACCCGGTGCGCACCCCCGCATAGGGGCCTTCCCCCTGCCAGGTGGGCCCGAAGACTTCCGCCACCGGCAGCGTGGTCACGGCAGCCACCAGGCCCACGTCTTCGGTGTCTCGCTCACACCCACGGCCACGTCCACACCGTCGGGCAGCCGCAGCAGCAGGCCCTTGGCGATGATGCCGAGGTGCTGCGCCAGCCGTTCGGCGGTGGGGTTGCCGTCCATCACGTCGTTGAGGTGCCGGTGGTCCAGCGTGTTGTCGATGAACTGCCCGAAGGGCCGCATGCTGCCGTAGTCGTAGAGGAACCCCACCGGCAGCAGCCGTTCCCCGCTCAGGCGCAGCCGCACCAGGTAGTTGTGGCCGTGCAGGCGGCCACACTGGTGGCCTTCGGGTAGGCCGGTGAGCACGTGGCTGGCCGAGAACGCGAAGTCCTTGTCAATCGTGTACGTCATGCCCGGCACCGGCACAGGTAGCCGACCACGGTTTCGGGGTGGCCGACCGGGTTGGGGTGGTGCAGCCGGTTGGCGTAGAACTCCGGGTCCACGTCGTACTCGACGCCGACCCGGCGTTGCACCAGCCACGGGTGCAGCAGGGCCCTCACCATGGGCTCGGTGCGGAAGTGCTTGACCTCGTTGACGCTGTTGGCTTGCTTGGCCCGCAGGTCGTCGTTGACGAACTGCACGACCACCAGTTCGGTGGTGTAGCTGGCGACGTGCCGCAGCAGCGTGCGCACCTGCCGGTTGTCCAGGTAGTGGAGCACGTAGCGCAGCAGCACCCGGTCCACCGGCTCGTCCGGGGTGTAGGTGAGCGCGTCGGCCACCACGTCCGGGTGCTTGCTGGGGTCGGTGTCCACGGTGGTGCACCGGTCGAACCACGCACGCGCCAGCCCGTTGCCGCCGCCCAGGTCCAGCGTGTGGCCGTCCCGCTGCACCCCGGACAGCAGGGCGGGCATGGCGTCGCGGTACATGAGCGCGCTGGTCGGGTCGGCCCATGTGCCGAACGCGGTGCCTTGGTCGGTGCTCACGCGGGCAGCACCTTCCGGGCGGCGTGGCGGCATTGGCGCTCGTGCTGGTCGCGGTGCCAGGCCCACATGGGGGGCGGGGTCCACCCCGGGTCGTGCAGCAGGTGGTCCAGTTCCACCACCGGGCGGGCCAGTTCGGCGGTGGTGACGGCGCTGTACAGGTGGGTGCCTTCGGTGTCGGCCACCCCGGTGGGGGCAGGCACCCGGTAGCGCACCGTCGTCTCGTCCGCGCAGGAGTGCCCGAGGCTGCCAGCCCGCATGATCTTGGTCCGGCCCGCTGAGGCCCCCGCCCCTTCGGGCATGCGGCCCGAGCGGGTCAGCGCGGCCATGTCCAGCCCGGCGTTGCGGAAGTGCACCAGGTTGGCCTTGATCTTGCGGCGGTCGTTCAACGCCACCGACCGCATCACCCGCCCGTTGAAACAGGTGACGGTGCCGTACAGGAACCCGTTGGACAGGTTGCTGGCGTCCGCGCTGTAAGGCCGCACCCGCGCCAGGTCCGGCAGGTTGCCCACGCCGAGGGCATGGATGCCACCGCCCTGTTCCAGCGCCCGGCGTTGCAGGCCGCCCAGCCGGGGCACCAGCAGGCTGCTGGGCAGCCCCACCCCGCCGCCCACGCACACGTACCCGCAGTCGCGCACCATGGCGTCGAACTCGGCCACGGTGCTGCCCCGGGTGAACACCGGCAGCACGGCGTGGCCCCGGTTGTGCAGCCACCTCGTGTTGCGTGCCGTTGCCGCAGGGTCACCGATCACGTCGAGGGTGACCGCGTGGTCGATGACGCCCGCCCACGTGTCGAGGAACTCGGCGTAGGCGTGCAGGTCGATGGGCTTGCCCTTGGACCAGGCCGTATAGGCCCCGCTGTCCACCATGAGCCGCCCGCACGGCAGCCGCAGCTGGGCCATGTCGGCGGTGCCGAAGAAGGCGAAGGAGACGAGCAGGTTGACGGCCACCGCTCAGGCCTCGGGCTCGGCCACCATGAGCAGGCCCAGCAACTTGTCAGCGTCGTCATCACCCGGCAGCGCTTGGAACCGGGCGTACGTGTCCGGGTCCAGTTGCACCCGCACCCACGCCCACATGGCACGGTCGGCGGCGTCCAGCGCCTCCTGCAAGTCCCCGGCCCCGGCAGCGGGCTGTTGCAGGGCCCGCAGCAGGTCCACGTCGTCAGCATCGAAGCCGGTGCCGCCCAAGTCCTCCCCCAGGCCAGTCAGGAGGTCCGTCAGCACGTCGTCGTCGTAGCGGCCCAGGTCGGCGGCCCGGTTGTCCACCAGCACGATGCGCGCAGCCTCGTCGTCACTCACGTCCACGAACGTGGCCGCAATCTCCGTCCACCCCAGATGCTGGGCCGCCGCCAGCGTGTGGTTGCCCGCCAGCACCTCAAAGGTCTTCGCCCGCACCACGATGGGCCGGTACTGACCGTGACGGGCCAGGCTGTCCACGATCACGTCCAAGTTGCCACGCCGAGGGTTCTGCCCGTACGGCACCAGGCCGCTGATGGGCACCACCAGTTCGTTGAGGGTGGCCGGGATCGCGTCGGGTCGTTGCACGGGGGTTCTCCTGCGGGCGGGGGGTG